TTGAACGCCGTTTGTTCTTTCTTCCTTTTAGTGGGGGTTTTGTAACCTTGAAACGTGCTAGTTTCTTACCAATGTACTTCTGTTCATTAGTAAGATTAGTTATCAGATATACAAAACCCTCACAGTCTTCTGGTAGGTTGTCAACAGGGTCGCCTTTATAAGTCCATTGTGACATTAGTAATCTTCGTCTTCTTCCTCATCGAATAGTTCATCTTCATTATCCTCTTCGATGTTCTCAGAACAAAAAGGGCAGTACTTAACGCCATAACTCCATTCATCCATATTATGGGCGATTCTGAATACTGCCTCGCACCCATCACATAAGATTTCTTTTCTACTCATAAATTTGTCTGCCTTTTATTATATTTATTATGCGGCGTAAACATCATCCCACTTACCTGTCAAACCAGCAACCTCATATTCGGTTACTCTGTTCTCAAAGAAGTTGGTGTGGTCTGCACCGTTAAGTACCCACTCCAACCAAGGTAAAGGATTATCTTTTACTTTGTAGTTACCTTTGAGTCCTAGTTGTAGAAGTCTTCTATCAGTAATGTATCTTACATACTGTTTCACTTCTTTCTGATCTAGTCCCTCAATGTCACCCATTTTATAAGCCAAGTCAATAAAGTTATCTTCTAACTTCACAGCTTGTCTTGCCATCTCATATATATGTCCCTTAAATTCGTCATCTATAATACGAGGATGTTCTGCACAATATGCCTTGAATAGTTTTGCAATACCCTCAACGTGAATTGATTCGTCACGAATACTCCACTCAACTACCTTACCCATACCTTTCATCTTACCGTAGCGTTGAAAGTTCAACAACATTACGAATGATGCAAATAGTGCCACACCTTCATTCATTACAGATTTCGCCATTGTAAGTCCAAGTCCACGAACAGTGTTTGGATCACTCTCCATCATAAACTCAATCTTATCTGCCATCTCTGTATACTCTAGGAAGGCATGATACTCGGCATCAGATAACCCAAGTGTCTCATTAAGAAGTGCATATGCACGTTGGTGAATGGCTTCTCTATTTGCAAAAGAACCAAGCATATTCCGTACTTCATTGTTCTTAAACTTTGGTATAAGTTGGTCATAATAGTTCTGTCCTACTGCAACATCAGACTGTGTAAACAATCTTAGAATGTTTGTGATGTATTCTTTTTCGATTGCACTTACCTTACCAGACTTCCAATCGGACACATCTTCAGACAAGTCAAGTTCATCTTCAATCCAGTGAACCTTCTCATGTCTTGTTGTGATTTCAACTGCCCAAGGATAGTGGAATGGTTTATATGTTTCTGAGAACACCATCAATCCACCACCTTTCTTTTTGACAAAGGTATCTGCAACAGCAATAAACTGGTCGTATGTACCAATCAACTTATCATCAATAAAGATTTGTGGTACTGAACGAGCGTTTGGTACACGTTGATAAAATGCAAGACGTTCTTCTTCGTTATCCATTTTGATTTCTGTGTACTCATATCCATGTGAGTCAAACCAATGTTTGGCCTTCTCACAAAATGGACAATGCGATTTACTATAAATTTCTACTTTCATTTCTTCTTTACCCTTATCCTTCGCAAGCGACACATTCGTCTTGCGATTCCATTGTTTGTGTTTCAAAGTCTTTCAATGCATCACGAGCAACCTTTAGTGATACATTCTCTGCTCTTTGTGAAGTCTCTGTTCGTAAATAGTACAGACCCTTCGTTCCTAACTTCCAAGCGGCAAAGTGTGCCCTATGCAAGTCTTTCTTATCTGCCCCAGCAGGGAAGAATAGATTTAGTGATTGTCCTTGACAGAGATATTCTTGTCTGTCTGCAGCTTGTTCTACCAACACGAGTTGGTCTAATTCAATTGCTGTTTTGAAAACATCTTTGATTTCATCTGACAAGAAATCCAAATGTTGTACTGAACCACCATTAGTAATAATACTAGACCAAATGTCTGGATGATTCTTTCCAACCTTTTCCAACTCTTCTTCTAGATATATATTCTGTACCAAATGTGAACCAGCACGAGTACGGTGTGTATATGCATTCGCTTTCATTGGTTCAATAGATGGCGAAGTAGAAACAATAATACTAGAGTTTGCATTGGGGGCAATTGCCAGTAAATGTGCATTGCGTCTACCAGTACCTCTCATATCAGGTGCCTCGCCCTTCTCTGCACCTATACTTATACTTTCACTAACTGCTTCATCTTTGATGAATTTAAACACTTCACGATTTAATTCTCTAGCCTCTGGTGAATCAAATGCAACTCTCTTCTGATGTAGAAGTGAATGCCAACCCATTGCACCTAGTCCAAGACTACGTTCTTGTGTTGCTGAGTATCTAGCACGAGAAATCTCATCGCCTGCATTATCAATGAAAAACTGTAGTACGTTATCAAGAAACTTAATAAGGTCACGAACAAGGGTTGTATCTTTCCATTCATCATACTTCTCTAAGTTTAGTGAAGAGAGACAACAGACGGCAGTTCTATCTTCTGATGTTGGTAGATGGATTTCATTACATAGATTAGAACCATGTATCTTTAATCCCTTCGACTTCATTGTGTGTGGTAATGCACGATTAGCAGTATCAATGAAGTTTAGATATGGTTCACCTGTACGATAACGTACTTCTAGGATTTGTTGCCATAACGTCCTAGCAGGCATACTTTCACGAACTGTATCTTCATGTGGGTCTTTTAAATCCCACATACCATCTCTTTCAACAGCACGCATGAAATCATCTGTGATATTAATAGCATGATGCAGATTTAGGTTCTTACGGTTAACGTCACCTGTTGGCACTCGCATATTCAAGAACTCTATCAGGTCTGGGTGTGAGACATCCATATACGCTGCATACGAACCTTTCCTAGTTTTTCCTTGTCTGTATGCAGTCATATCTGCGTCTACCGTATGCAAAAATGGCATTGGCCCTGGCGCCTTATCTGAGATGGCACGAATGTCACTCCAGTGTCCACCGACACCACCACCTTTAACAGACAACCAACGCAACTCAGCAGAGTGGTCGATTAGTCCTTCAAGTGAGTCTGGAACGTAAGTCAAGAAACACGAGATAGGTAATGCTTTTGCTTTCTGCCCTGGCATTGGGGCGTTTGATAATACTGGAGATGCAAACATAAACCACCCTTTAGATACTGCATCATAGATGCGTTGAGCAAGTTCTAAGTCACCATCACAATATGCTACTGCAGCACGAGCGAAAGCTTGTTGTGGGGAATCTTCGTTGTCATTACAATAATAGTCTTTAAGAAGTTTGTACGCTTGTTCTGATAAATCTTTGTCTTTGTTTCTGTTTATGTTGATACCGAGGTGGTCGAGACCTGTTCTTTCCTCAGTCTTGGTGAAGGGGATGATAACTTCTGCCAGACTTTTCATATTTTTATTCTCCATTGTTTCTAATATGTGCGTTTCCACGAATTGAAAACGGTTTTTGCTTTTAACCCCGAATGGGAGTTACTATGTATAATTCCTAAAACCTCTGCTGGTAACATTCCAGAGAGAATCATGTCGTTTATGTCTTTTTCTTTTATGGTATTAGGCCAAAGACATACCTTATATCCTTCATCAATACACCGCTCAATCTGTTTACAAATCTCAGGATTTCTAGGTTCGTTGTCGGGTACTAGAACTGCTTTATCTTTAAACTGGGGTACACGCAAATCACTCTGTGCAACAGCAATAGAGTTGTCAAGGAACAGACTATCGAATGGCCCCTCTGTAACATAAATGTTACGAGTCGGGTCTACTCTATCCATCCCAAAGATTTTGGGATATTCTGTATCCAATATAATCGTAATGTACTTTTGTTTTTCGTCACCGAATGATCGCCCTTGATAGGCGAATATTTGTCCGTTCTCCTTTCTAAATGGAATAATCATACGAGGATGATCTCCGTCCAATGAAGGGAACTTATCTTGGACTTGAGTATTGGTGAACTCATAAAACTTAGGACTGAAATATATATCATTCCAAGAATCTCTAGG